TTGCTAGGTATGCCAGACAGTGTGATTGTCGCGCCTCTGGCCGCAATCTCTGCGGTTTCTTCCATCTCTGAGATCGCAAGGAATTGACCGGTGCCAGCATATGTTATGCCGCCAGTCGTTAGATCGCCCAAACCAGTCCAGAAATATAGATTTTCACTGTCCAAAAACAGTTGAACGCCGAAAAAAGGTTGTATTTCGGACGCCTCAAGCGCGGTGGCAATGCCGGTTGTGATGTCACGGCTGGCCATTACGCCACCGCCTCAACCGCCGCAAAGGTGATGCCGTAGAAACTGGCGTTATTGATTGACCAATCTGTCTGATTGCTAGATAGCCGGAACACGCCGACAGTATCGCCAACAACAATTGTCGCATCATCTGATGGTGCAGTGCGAATATACGGCCACAACTCCAAGGTTGCTTGACCGGATGCGTTGCTGTCTACGTCCTGCAAAACCTTGTGCAAGGTCGCAGACGATCCACCGCCCAGCTGAATATAATCGCCAGCTTTCAAATAACCAGTCGCAGAGGCTGGCAAGCCGTCAACAGTCAATGACCCACCGGTCTGATCTGCGCCATTCACAACCGGCGTTCCGGCAGTCACTGACGCGCTTCCTCGCGCTGATGCGGCATTCGGATCACCCATTGTGAACGTGCCTCGTGCGCCTTGCAGAGACACCAGAAACGCAATCCACGTTTCAGCATCTGCCCGCGTCATAGGCGGCAAAGTCACCTCTGCTTCCCACCGTTGACCTTGATGCGCGATAACTTGTTGTTTATAGGTGAATGGGCTGCTACTGACCGCAACTGCGTTGACTGCGCGGAGATTGATTGACGCGATACCGGCAACGGTCGGCAATGTGAGTGGATATGTTATAGCCATTTTTCACCCCTAAAATGCAGCCGCGAATGAACCGCCACGCCGTCTTGCATCAAGCACTGCACTCTTGGCCGCATTGCTAATTTGCGGCATCATCTGCATAACCTCTGCCCGAACCGTTTGCTGAACGCCAGTTGATACGTTGATCGTTTGATTAACAATTACGCCACCAGCCGACATCCGATCATTTGGCACAATCGCGCCCGAACTGTTAGGCACAAACATTTCTGGCCCGCGTTCGCCGACGACATAAGCCGAACCAGACTGCACCGGCCCGCCAATCGCCTTCAACCCACTAACTTGGAAACCCATAGCTTGCGCCAGTGGGCCGGTGATGCTTTGTTGTATCTGCATTCTGATCATATCGCTGATGATTGATCTAGCCATCGCCTTGAACGCATCTTTGACTGATGATGTGCGGTCGATGATGCTGACAAGCGCATCCTCTAGCGCATTGATGCCGTTCATTCTGACATCGTTTGCCGTCATCAAAACTTTTTTGAGCGTTTCCTCTAAATCCTCACTGCCCTTATTGAAATCATTATTGGCGTCATTTGCCCTGTCAGAAGCGATACCAAGCGCATTGATTTTTCTTTCCAAATCTTCAAAAACATCAACCAGACCTAGATCACTCTCATTTAAGGGCTCTAATTTTTTTGCCCAATCAATATCAAGGGCTTTGCCCACGTCATTTGAAAATGCAATCACGCGGTTGAGTTGACGGATTGTTTCACTTGTAAAGGCTTCAATGCCCTCTGCGCCGCGCTTGAAGATGCGAATGATGGTCAACGCGAGGTTGCGGCCAAACTGTTCGATCCCGCCCGCGTCTTTAATAGCATCGACCACATTTGTTCTGATGCTGTCAGCAAATGTGCGAAACGCCGGTGCAAGCGAACTGACAATGCTATCGCGCACACCTCTAAACAACGATGTCAGTTTGACAAAGCTATCATTCGCGTCCTCAACGCCTTTGACGGCATTGGCTGACAGTACAACGCCAAGGTCATCAACCTCGTCAAACATCTCTTGCAAAGCCGCTGTGCCGCCTTGCAGGGTGTTTATGAACGCCACACCTTCACTATCGAACAGCTTGAACGCCAGACGCACACGGTCGCCACTGCTTTCGACTTCCTCAAAAGCGTTTGCCAATTCGAGCATCTGCTTTTCAAGCGGCTGTTGCGCCAATTCACGCGCATTCAGCCCCAGTTCGATCAGTGCGTCTTTTGCTTCGCCGGTGCCTCTAGCGGCCTCAGACAGACGCCGTGTGAAGCGTTGCACAGCCATATCAACGGTGCGCGTTTCAACGCCAGCCAGTTCGGAAGCGTATCGGAGTTTTTGCAGTTCGGCAGTGGTAACGCCTAGCTTGCTGGCGGTCTTGCCAAGGGCGTCAATGCTATCAAGTGACGACTTGACCAAAAAACCAAGGCCAGCGGCACCAGCCAAGCCGACCAGTGCCGTTTTCATACTGAGAATTGAACGCCCAACACCGGCTAACGCTCTATTTAGACCGCGGAAAACCTTGCCGGTTGTATCTTTGGCCGCGATTACAATCTGGAGTTTATTCTGTGCCATCTTGTAAAATCCTAAAATAAGCGAACCATTCGTTGATTTCCTCCAGCGTCAATTCTTCAATCTCAGCTTGCGTCTTATGTAAGCGATCCGCTAAGGCCATAATGTTTAGCCGTAACGGATCGGCCTTCAGTTTTTTTCCGCTTGCTCAACGTCTACAGTTTCGCCGAACATTTGTCCGGCAACCTCTGAGATTACAGCAACCGTTTCACGCATCAGATGAGGCTTATCTTCTAGCGTAAATGCTTTTGCCCCATCTTCCATTTCTGCTTTGTGGATAATCAAATCAACCATTCCGGCAATTGTCATATCGTTCAGAAAGTTTTTGTGCTTGCGCTGCAATCTATCTATATCGCCCGCCGTGATCGGCCCACAATAAAGACGCAACGGCACATCATCCTCGCCCCATTCCGGAACGTCAATGATGCGCCTTTGTGTATTGCGCCGCGCAGCTATTTGCGCTCCCAGTGACATCTAGTTATGCCACCGCGCCGCGTGTCAGTGCGCCAGTGCCTTGGAAGCTGAAAGACGCCTCAACCATTCCATCGGCTGATGCAGTAACATCGGCAGATGTAATGATGACGTCACCACTCAAATAATCGTCTGTGCTGTCTGAACCCTCTGGATAGACGGTCAAAGTCAACTCAGCACCAGCAACCATACTGTCTTGCGATGCGTCAGTTTCGTCAAAATAGCACTCAACCGAACCCGAAAAGTTTTTCAGGCCGACTTTGTAAGTGCGGCTTGTATCGCCCATCGTAGTGTCCTCGATGGTGTCTGCATTTTCTGTGATGGTGTAGGACCGGATTTCGCCGATTGCGGTGTCGCTGCCGACAGTGCCTAGCTTCACCGTTCCTTCTGAGCCTGTATGTGTTGCCATTGGATCAACTCCTTATGCGGCGGTTTCAACGTCATTTTCAGCTGTACGATACTGCACAGCCACGGTAAAGCGGCCAACGGCAACCGGCTGTTCGCCGTCACCACTAAAATCGGCCTCGAACGCCGTGACTTGTGCATCTTTTGCCAAGCCGCCTAGCGTCACGTCACTTGCTATTGCTTCCTCGACCTGCACTGCAATCGTGTCCAGTGTGTTGTCGTAGTTAGCGGTTGCGCTAACATATGCTTCAACAGCAATATCTAAATTCCTTTGCGTTGACCGACTGATCGTCATTGTGTCGAACTCAGTGGTCTCGCTTTTTGTAAATATACACAAACACGGCAGCTTTGTCTTTTCCAAAGGATAGATGCGGCTCCGGAATACATTTGAGCCGGTTGTCGTCAATCCAGTCAGCGCGGTTACAACCGCATCGCGTATTTGCTTGCGAACGTGAGCCATCAGTCTAACTCCAACACAAACACAGTCATACCGGTTCCATCGTCTTGCACGATCCGCACTGTGTAGTTGATTGAGTTGATCACAATCGCGTCACCTTCTGCCGCTGTTGCTACGTCTGCCGTGCGGCACTGAAAGCGTGGTTGTTGTAAGGCAATTCCGACACCCGCGCCGGTTTCTACCTCAACAAAGTCATTGTCAAAAATGCCGTTGACCGTTGTGGCGATGCCGCCGGTGGGCGTATAGGTAGCGGCGACACCGAAATCATCAATGCCCACAAAAATCGCCCGATCATCTGCACTCTCAACAGCCATTTATTTCTTTTTCTTTGCCCGCTTTGTCAGTGCTGCGGCACTCTTTGTTGTCAAGCCGATAGCGCGGTCAGTCAGACCTAGCTTGTCCTCATATACCTCAACGCGGCCAGTGTTGACCAAATCCAGCCCGATGTTCTCAGGAACCTCTAAAATGTCACCGACAACGTGAGCCACGCCTTTGACGACAATGTTTCTTTTGCATTTAACTTTCATATCAACCCCCAGTGGGAAAAGGCAGGGCGACCAGAGCCGCCCCACCAGTTATTTAGGCATCAATGTCCAAGCAAGCCGCAAACGACTGTGCGTGACGGACAGCAATGTCCAGTTCCTGCATCACGCGGATACGAACCGCGCCAGATGATCCAGCTGTGTACGGATCAATGAGGATGTCTGGTGTTGAGAAAAAGCCCATCATCAACTGTGAGAAATCACCGAAGATCATCGCTGACGCTGTGGTCAGGGTGCCTTTGGTGAGGTCTGATGGCACGTTGTTGGTGACAGCCAAGTTGTAACCATAAAGCTGGTTCCAAGGCGCATCAAGCAACATAACGCTGTCAGTTGAAGCAACTTTTGATGTTGACGCCATCAAAGATTTCACTTTCGGGTTGGTCAGATACGCAAGGGTGTTGCCGTTGATCGCGGCGTTGTCCACCTCAACCTCTTTGACGAGGTTTACGATGTCATCCCAAGCAATCGCGCCACCGTTGGTGCCGATAGCAACTGAACCAATGCCAGCTGTGTCGATGATACCAGATGGCTCGTTTGACCCGCCACCTTCGATAGCAACGTCCTCAACCTTCTGAGCGATAGCGTTCAAAAGATCGTCACGAACAATCTGCTCAACAGATGGGTCAGACTGGATCATAAGCAGACGTGAAACGTCTGTGAATGCGCCCAGTGACTTTGGTGACATTGTGATCTGTGAGAACACAGCGTTCACCTCA